TCTTAGGTCAAGAGCTGGTGGAGCGCCGTTCTTACATCAAGAGAAGGGAAAATAAATGGCACACTTCAACCTCAATGACTATGAAACTGTGGAAGAACGCATCCGCAGGTTTCTAAAAGATAACAGTGACGGCAGAATCATTACCGACAACCTGACTACACCACAAGACCGACAGGTTGGTATGTGGGTTACTCGGTCAGTTGTTTATCTAAACGCAAGCGACCAGGAGAAAGGTTTACCTAAAGGCTCAGGGTTAGCCTATGAGGTTGACAGCCAAAAAGGTCCACAAGCAACATCGGCACTAGAAGTATGCGAAACCAGCAGCATTGGTCGCGCACTTGCAAACGCAGGATACTCAGGTAACAAACGCGCTAGCAGAACTGAGATGGAAAAAGTAGCAAGAGGCAACACGCCGAAGCCAACCATCAAAGACTGGTCTGCAATGGCTGATGCATTAGGCGATGACATGGAGGGTTTACGATTGTTGTACAGCGAAGCCAAAACTGGTGGAGCTTCTGATGAAACACTCGACAAGATAAAGGCAATCGCTAATGGACTCGCAAGCAAGAAGGATACTGATTCAGTCAATCCTTGAATTACAAGAGTGCCTACAAGAACAATACAAAGAAGGCCACCTAACGAAAGTTAGCAACCTTTGGGATTTACAAAGAGATAGAGCAGAGAGGCTCAAGTATGGAAATTATTACACCAAGCCACATAGTCGAAGAATTACAAAGGCTGACCAGGGAGATGGACAAGGGAGCTAACGCTCTCTACGATGCCGAGTGCAAGCTGGCAGACGCAGAATCGGCGTATGACCGAGCTGTATCGCTAGCCTTTATCAATAACTCAGGGACAGTTGCCGACAGGCAGGCTGTGGCTAAGTTGCAGTCAGTAGACGAAAAGCTGAAGGCTGACCTAGCAAGGGCTGAATACAACAGGGTAAAGACCAAGATGAGGGCCTTATCTGACCAAGCGACCATGATGGCTGTAATTAGCAAGAATGTCGAACTTCAGTGGAGAAACGCCTAGCTGGTAGCCTTATCGGGTGATAGCCGAATCATGCTCCTGTGGGGCCAAAATAAAGACTGATGATGCTCAGGCAGTCAAGCTTGTGCGGGAATGGCGGCGTAAGCACACCTGTATAACCGACAACTCCGACAACACCGACATAATCGAAGCAGTGAACGGTGGCATGTCGGAAAGCACAATCGCTTTGGGATTCCAGCCTGGTGAAATGCCTGCCAAGATTTATGACCCCTTCGATGACTAAAAAAGAATTTGAGAAATACCTAAAGCGTGACAGAGGTTGCTGGCACTGTGGCTCGACAGGCGATGACCTTATACCTCATCACAGACTCAATCGCGGCATGGGAAGCAAGAACTCGAAGGCTAGTGAACCTAGCAACATAATTGTTCTTTGCTCACAGGCTAACGGGTTACTAGAGAGCAACGCTAAGTTTGCCGAGCTCGGCCGTAAATTCGGTTGGAAGCTAAGAAGCCACGAAACGCCGACTGAGGTAGCAATCTTTGGTCATGGTGGCTGGTGGCTACTAAATGACGACTTTACAAAAGATTTACTGGAAACAGAGGCAGAATACTTTTAGAGTGCTACTGTAAAGACATAACTGAATAAAAGAAGCCCCCTAGGGTCAAACCCTAGAGGGCAGACACCAACAATCGAGCTGTTGGCATCGCTACTAAGTATAGTGTGCCAGCCCAAAATGGAAGGCACATTTAGTGTTTAAGTGCAAAAATAAAAAAACTGAGGTGGCAATCTAATGCCGCTTATAAGAGGACATCACACCTTTGACGACCACTTTACTCAGATACCTAACGACTGGGTAAGGGACTCAAGGCTGTCGCTCAAGGCCATAGGGCTACTGACACAACTAATGTCGCACCGACCTGGTTGGAACATGAGTGTTAGTAGCTTGGCTCGGTTCAATAAGACTGGAGTGGACACAATCAAATCGGCAGTCAAAGAGCTTGAACTCTTAGGCTACCTAACAAGGTCAGACAAGCAAGAACACAACGAAGATGGTACTTTTGCAGACTATGTTTGGACTACTGCTGACCCGTTCCAAAACCCCGCTACGGTAAAATCCGTGAGCGGTAAACAGGACACAAAGAAGACTATTACTAAAGAAGAACAACCTATTAAGAATAAACCAGAGAATATTGATACTGGATTTGATAAGTTCTGGGAGCTTTACCCTAAACGAATAGCTAAAGCAGACGCACTAAAAGCCTGGAATAAAGCAATCAAGCGTAAATCCCCAGATGAGCTACTAAAACTGACTAAGGTTTACTCAGAAGGGAAACTACCAGACATGACCTACATTCCGTATCCAGCCTCTTGGCTAAACAAAGAACTCTACGAGAGCGTTGAAGAACCCAAAGAAAAAACACTAGCTAAGCCAATCTTCGGGAGAATCAAATGACTTACTTTGAGCAATCAGTAATCGGTTCGGTCTTACTCACAAACGGCAAGGCGCTAGAAGACCTAACACTGACACCAGCAGACTTTGATGACCTGCAAAACGAGCGCATCTACAAAACCATGCTGGAGATGAAGTCGGCAAGACAACCGATAGATGTCCTGACAGTCGGTGCAGCTCTTCCAAAGCTTGCTAGCTATCTTCACGATGTAGTGACAGCAACACCAACAGCATCTTCGGTCAAGTTCTATGCCAACAAAGTAATCGAAGAAGCGACACGCAGAAGATTAGCTGTGGCTGGAACAATGATTCACAGCAAGGCACAACACGAAGACTTGGCTTCGGTTTTCGATTCAGCTAAAAAAGAAATTGACAACCTGATTGACAGAAACCAAGCGGTCAAGCCAACCTATCTCGCTGACGAACTATTGCCATACATGGATGAACTCGACAAGCCGAAAGAATACCCAGAAAGCCCTTGGCCATCTCTAAACGAAATAATCAGTGGCTTCCGACCAGGTGCGCTCTACATCATCGGTGCGCGACCAGGCGTGGGTAAAACTATCGTTGGTTTACAAATTGCTTGGGAACTATCGAAGACTGGCCCTGTATCTTTCCACAGTCTTGAGATGGGCCGTAACGAGCTTTACAACAGAATCATCGCTAGCGAAGCTCAGGTTTACATCGGCAACATCGAGAAGGGAACACTCAAGGAACACGACTGGCTAAAGATTGCTAATGTGCGAACAAAGATTCAGTCACACCAACTTGCCATCCACGACAAGTCAGGCCAGAATCTTTTACAGATTAGGGCGCTCGCAAATTCGGTCAAAGGCTCAGGCGACCTAAAGGCAGTAGTTGTTGACTATCTTGGTTTGATTCAAGACACTGAAAGAGGTCGTAAGCGTTACGAGATGATTACTGACATCAGCATTGGCCTAAAGAACTTAGCCAGAGATTTAAATGTTCCAGTCATTGCTTTAGCCCAGCTCAACCGAGGACCAGAACAGCGCAAAGATTCTGAGCCTGACATGGCAGACCTAAGAGATTCAGGTGGCATTGAGCAGGATGCAGATGCTGTTATCTTGCTTCATAGAGTTTCCATTGCTGAGGACCAGTTTGAATGGCAAAAAAGCTGGATGGTAATGAAAGTCGCAAAAAACAGGCATGGCGCTCTTGGTCAAGTCGGACTAAAGTTTGAGGGCCACCTGTCCAGAGTCGTTGAAGGCTAAGATTATGGGGTGGATGACAATGTTGCCTTGTGCTGCCGATGCGGTACGACATGGAAGGTCAATACGCATAAACGCAAGCGTAAAGACCTCAAGTGCCAGTCCTGTCGGATGCACCGAGCCTTGGTCATCAAGTATGGGTCAGAGAAGTGCATACCTTGGCAGGGCGAGTTTGACAAGGAAACGCTTACCATCCCGCTATTTGACGGCAAGCCAGTCTTGCCAGGCATTAGGTCTTGTGGACACCTTGACTGCACCAATCCCAACCATGTCATAGGTAGCCACTAGAGTAAAACAACAAATCGAAAGGAAAAAGAGATGGCAATCATCAAAGTAAAAGGCACAGTCACCAAGGTATTTTGGGAAGCTAAGGGCCTTATTGTTACAGAGTCATACACCACCAAAGCAGGCGACACAGTTGACAAGCAATTTACAGTCTGGCTAAAGCAACCAACCACGCTAGACATTGGCGACACAGTACAGGTTGAAGGCTTAATGTCAGTTGAAATTGAGCCTTGGATAAACCAAGATGGCACACCAAAGCTAAACCGAGAAGGTAAGCCTGGTCAGTCAATAAAGGTAAGTATCAATAACCCGCAAGTAATACCAGCAGAGCCACTACAAATTATCAAGGGTATCTTCGAGCCGACACACGAGCCAAGTCCGTTTTGAAAAATCTCCGTTGGCTAGTCCCAGCCCTCACCGCTGGCATACTAATAAACCTATCGCTGAATGAAATTAGCGTTCTTGATGGTTTGGGACTAGCTCTCGGTTTCTTCTATGCTTGGGCTGCCATAATGGGAGCATGGGACTTGTATGGCAGAGGTAAGCCTTAGCGTTTCGGGCGACCCAGCGAGCCAAGGCTCTCACGCCATAATGTATGGCCGAATAGTCCAAGTAAACAGCTCAAAACATAAAGCATGGCGTAAAGCCATTGTTCAACAAGCAATCGAAACTCTGCCAGATGACTGGCAACCAATAGACGAGCCTTGCGAGCTAATCGTCAATTTCTACATGCCAAAGCCAAAGACAGTCACTCGGTCATTGCCAAGCGTGTCACCAGACCTAGACAAGCTCATAAGAGCCGTAGGCGATTCTCTGACAGACTCAGGCGTTGTTGTTGACGACAGCCGCATAGTCCGTATCTCAGCCCGCAAGCTTTACGCCGAAGGCATTGAGCCAGGGGCAAGCATCCTCGTCAAAACACTCGATTAGCGCGACACGCCGAAAAAGGCAAAAAAACAAAATTCTTGACTAAAATCCTAAAAAACTGCTATTCTTTATTTACAGCCGAAAGGTTGCTTACGAAGGGATAGAAGAATGACAGGCATCAAGATAGTGCTTTATTTCATAGCTCTAACGCTCGTGCTACTGATTAGCTGGGCGATTCAGGACATCCACCTTGGCTGGGGGTACACACTAGGGATGCTAGGTGTTCTTGTGGCCTACTTTGTGGGTGTAAACGCAATAGCAAAGAAGACAAACAAATGACAGAAAAAGAACTAGCAGAGAGAATCATTGACGAAGCTCAGAGTTGGACTCAAAAACAGTTCACACTGACACCAGGAGTCCCTGGTCCAGACTCAGCATCAGAACATGACGCTAGAGCAAGAATCGAACTAATCGAACACATCAAGCAAACCTACAAAGAAATGAGAGAAAATGCCTAACTACAATCCAGAACCACTTGAGTTCGCAGTAAAGGACTTTCAGCCTCACCAGTACAACTTCGGTGTAGCTAAGTCAGACGGAATCTACATGGGCAGGATGCTTATGAAGAACGAGGTGCTAAGTCTTATCAAGGCCGCGTACCCAGTTCCAACAAAAGCAATCGCCAGAATAATTGAAATCGTGGACAACATTGAAATCTATGTTGACCCTGAGTACAACATCTCATCGAGGTAGCCATGAGCCTGACACCCTACGCAGAAGGTTTTTACGCTGGCATCCGTTACCAGCGCGATAACATCCTTGACTACATTTCCATTCACGAAGACCAAGGCAGCACAGTCACATCTCAAGACATTGTTGACGAGATAAACGGACAGTACAAGAGAGAGATGAACGCAAAGGTCAATGCCATGATGGATGGCAGCATTGACAAACTTATCAAGAACCTTGACGAGCTGTCCTACACAGTCAGCAACATTGAGAGGCAAGCACAGGAGATAGTTACTGAGGTGAATAAGAAACTATGAAGTCATCAATAAAAGGCGTACACCTAAGCACTAACTTTGACGCAACAGTCATTCGATACTTTGACGAGAACGCAAAGCTACTGCTCTCGAAGCACAATGACTACGGCCCAACCAACATCAGCAACGCGCCTGGTGGACCTATCAACGGCCTACGAGTCAGGATGCACGACAAGCTGGCAAGAATCAATCACCTGACTGACTCAGGTAACGAACCTGAGCATGAAGCCTTGAGGGATTCTTTCATTGACCTTGCAAATTACGCAATCATCGGTTTGCTAGTCCTAGACGGAGAGTGGCCTGAAAAATGATTGGATGGCGACCTAACCGAGAGGAACGCAAAGCTCGTAAGAAGACCATGATTTTTGCGAGAGGCTATGCCAGAGGTTTTGAGCAAGGCTCAGCCGAGATGAAGGAATACCTGACCGAGCAGATTATCTACTCACTCAATCAAGATGCTGTCCTAAGAATGACAGTAGATGTTGACACACTTGAAAGAGTCGTTGAAGTTATTGAGGCGGTGAGGGACATTGGGAAGACACAGAGCTGAGAGGCAACCAATCAACTGGCGCATCATGCGAGTTCACTGGGCATACAAGACCCTAAGATTCAGAAGAATGATTAGGACACTACTTTACAAAGCAGTCAAATAAATTTATTTGGCTCTAAGCTTGATAGAAAGAACCGAAGGGGGCAGAAATGCTAGAGGGAATGGAACCACAAGTAAAGAAACAGTCTTGCAAAGTAAGAACAGTTCTTGATTCATTAGAGGCTAAGGATAAAGAAATACTTGTCCAGGCGTTAGCAGATACTCAATGGACCGCGAGCGCCTTAGCAAGAGAACTAACTAAAAGAGGCATACCAATCAGCGAGAAGCCAGTAATGGCTCATAAAAGAAAAGGATGCTCTTGTGCTAGATAACTTAGAGCCAGCACCAAAGGTAACGCCACCTAAAGACTGGCGACCTGCTGTTCAATTTGACGGCACGACTGGTGAGGCAACTACTCCACCAACCACAGGCAACCAACCAAACTTTGATGAGTTCCTAATCGAGCAGGGATTTGACCCTAGCAAGATTGAGATTTACGGACCAATCCGCACTAGCCGTTGGCAACAGCGTGAAGGTGGAGATTGGCTTGTCAGTTGGCGCTTCAACTTCAGAACACGCTCTGAAGTCGAGATTGACTTACCACTGCTCTACTCACAGGCTCGCAAAGGCATCAAGGTTGCAAAGCCG